GTCTTGCAGCTTCCTGAAGATGATCTTGTCGAACTCCTCGTCGCACAGCTTGAGGCCGACATTGCCGCGCATCCATTCCTCGTTCAGCCATTTCTCGATGAAGATGAGCGGGATCTGCGAGGTCATACGGTAATTGCCCACCTGCTTCTCGCCGTTCTGCATGCGAAGATTGTCGTCGCGGATGGCTTGCAGCTCGTCGCCGGATTGGCGGCGCTCCGTGCAATGCACGGCACCGTTGTCATCGACATGATAGATGGTCTGCGTGCCATCGACGTTGGTGTGGATCTTTTTCTGCATCAACTGATCTCCGTGACGAAGACCTCTCCGGTTATGATGTTGTTGAAGAACACCGACACCTTCACTCCGCCATGGCTGACGTTGAGGTATTCGGGCAGCCGCGCCACCAGCGGGAAATCGTCCTCGCTCGCCTCCTCGCCATCCTTGGAGATGCGGATGAAGCACGGCACGGTCGATACCACGCGGATCTTGTTGCAGCCCATCGGAGTGGAGTTCTCCATCGGCTGATCCGCCGTGACCTTGTGCGTCAGCCCCGCCGTGTAGGTGTGCATTGCCCCCTCGCTGAAAAAAGGGACGCCCCGCGTTGACGAAGCGTCCCTGTAGGCTTCGGTGTTAGGCAGTCAGCGTGTCTGCGACCAGACCCGATGACTTTTCGTTCCGTGCCTCGAGCGAGTACTCAGACAGGATGAAGAAGGCATCGCTGTCACCCGTCTTCGCCAGGTTCTCCGACACCATGCGCCGTCCCGTGATGTACGAGACTGCCCACATCGAGGTCTGAAGCACCCAAACGTCCTGCGGACGCTGGAAGCGGTTCGGGACCACCTTCTGCGTGCCGAAGTCGCCTTCGTAGGTGTTCACGGCGTTGACGATCTTCTTCGTCACCGCTTGCTCCTGCGCCTGCGCCCGGCCTTGGAAGGCACTCATCTTCTGCTTGTTGAAGCTGCCGAGCATGATCATGTTCGGCTCGCCGCCGTTGTCGTAGCACTTCTTCAGCACCGCTTGCAGCAGCGGCTCCGTGTAGGCACGAGCGACACCGTCAACTCGCGGCGTCTTGCCGTCCGCTGCGGTCGGGTCGGCACCGGGGGCTGCGCCCTTGTCGGTGTTCGTCTTCACCCAAGCGCACAGGCTGCCAAGCTTGCGTGCGGTGCCGGCGGCGCCGACGTTGCTCGCTTGGTTGGAACACAGGATGCTCTCCATGTCCCGTTTCAGTTCCTTGCCCTTGAGCAGCTTCTGGTAGTCGAGTTCGTCGTCGCGGCCCGCATGATCGACCTCGCGCTGGGTACCGGAAACCCGGCCCGTCTTGCGGCTGATCTGCGAGTAGTTGCCGATACGAACGGTCGCGACATGCGGCGTTGCCGTCGCATCGTCGCCTTCCAATTGCGCGTTGTTCAGATCAGGCGGGTTCAGGGCCTGCGTCTGCCATTCGTGCAAGATCGCCTTCTGTGTGATCCGTTCAACCGAAGAGATGAACGGGGTTTCGGTCGGATCGATGTTGTAGATCACATCGGTCAGATCTTCCCGGTTACCAATTGAGTTATAAACCAATTGGGTCGAGCCTGCTGGTAGTGCCACTTGCTGTCTCCTAGCGGGATCGCTTCGCGTTAGCAGCGCGTTGCGCCCGTAAGACCGCCAGACCGTCCTCGATGGACCCGCTCTGGCTGAGTTTCTGTTTTGCTGCGGTCAGAGCATGCACATTCCGATTGCCGGAGGATGTGGCTCCAGGCCGTTGGACCGCCGGGAGAGGTTGAACGCGAGCAGCTTGAAGCTTGCCTTTCGAAGCGCGGAACTTGATCGCGTCATGGAACAGTTCCTGAACGCGAGCGTCACGCATCGACAGTGATGCGCGACCGTGCCACAGCTCGTTGATCTCGTGCGGAGAGAAGCCGACATCGGTCAGCGTCTTCGCACCCGCTTCATGCACGATCTTCGCCTTCTCCGGCTCCTTCATTTCGGGAACCCGTTCAGCGAACCTCTGATCCTGCGCGGTAGACCAACGCATCCAGTTGTGATTGTACTCTTCGGCCTGACGCTGCTGGGCAGCAACCATCTGGCTCTGAACCAATCCAACCTTCTTCGTATAGGCATCGTATTCGACGTAGCGAGCCCAATCCTCCTTCGCCAGCCGCTCGACATCGTCGAACGATTGGATGTCCGCGAACTGTTCGTTCTGCGACAGCATGCGATAGAGATCGGGAAGGGCTGCTTCGTACTGCGAGCGAACCTGTTCCAGCTGCATCCGCTCCGTCTCAACCGCTTGCTGGGCGTATTGACGGAGTTGCGCGGCCTCACTCTGAGCCTTTCGCACTGCCGTGCTGTCTTCCCTATCCCGTTGCGCGATGTACGCCTGCGTTTCGGGGTCAAGGGAAGCCCACACTTCGCGTGCTTCTTTGCTCCAAGACTTCGGAGGCTCGCTTGGCGCGGGACCTTCGTCCTGCGAGGCTTGCTCGTCAGTCTCCGCGCTTGCCTGATCTGCATCAGGGGCGGGTCCGTCCTCTTGCGAGGGGATCTCTTCGGGTGCGGATGCGCCATACTCTGCGGCGAACGACGGTGGTGTCGCTGCCGCAGGGGCTGCTTCCGCTGCTTGGGTCTTGCGGAGCGAGCGCAGAATGCGCCCGGCGTCCGATGGGGTCATGTCTTGGCTGGAGATCGTCTCCGGCGTTGCTGCCGGAGCCGCCGGCGCAGGCGAGGGCGAGCCGCCGACGCCACCGAGGTCTTCAGGTGCGTAAGTGATTTCAGGTAGTCGGATTATCTGCTGCATTTTTCTTCTCCTCTTCGACCAGGCGGGCCTGCTCCATCGAGCCGTCCGCCACCCAGTTCGAAAGCTTCAGTCGCAGTGCCTCGATTGCCTTCTTGGCGCGATGGCACTCCTCGCGCAAATCAATTTCTTCCGGCCTCGACCCCTCGCGGGCCTTGTCGGCGTCCGCAAGCAGGGCCACGAACGCTTCCGCCAGCACCGGATCGTTGATCAGATGCTTGGCGTGGTTGCCGCGATTGATCTTAGCCTGCGCGATGTCCTCCACTACGCCTCGCCCTCGCGCTTGCGGCCTTGCATCTTCGTCAACCAGTCGAGCTGCGTCGGCGTGAGCGTGGTGCCTGCGGCCTGCGCTCCGAGCAGCGTCTGCATGTTCGCGGTGATGGCTGACTGCCGATCCGCCTTGAACCCGGTATTGTACTTGCCCTGCCCCGCTCGCATCTTCGCCCATTGCGCGTCAGCGATATCTGGAGGCCGAACGCCGGGGGCGACGTTGTACCGCTGCCGCCACTTTTCATGCGCTGGCATCCCAAGCGCCGTGGGATCAAAATCCGCGCTGTACGCGCCGCCTCCGGCGCCGCTGCCGCCCTGCTGCACGGTGTGACCGTACACATCCGACGCGATGCCGATGTAATTGCCGTCGGCATCGTGAACCGCCGAGTTTGGATCGACCACGTTGCCGGATGGATCGGTGACGGTGTCAGCAGGCACCGGCTGACCAGTCACCGGATGGCGTTTTGGTGGCGCACGCATCTGGCTTCGGTTCATGCCATACCAGGAATTTCCTTGCGGGGGATTGCCGCGCTGGTTCATGCCGGGGTAGTTCATGCCGTAGGGCGTGCCTGCTCCAGCCATCATCATCGCCGCACCCGGCGCGGCCGGCGTGAACCCGCCGGGGTTCGGGAACTGCGACATGCGCTGCTGCATCTGCATCTGCTGCGGGGTCATCTGCCCGCCACCTCCGCCGCCGCCCATCTGGAACCTGTCCTGCGTCGGCATGCCGAAATTGCCGCGTGGCATTCCGCCGCCACCTCCGCCTTGCACGCCGCCTCCGGCTTGGCCTGCGTTGCCTTGCCCGCCGATCCTGGTCGTCATCGGCGTGGCCATGAAGGGATCAACAGCGGGTCCGCCGTAGCCGCTCACGCCGCCCAATCCGCCCCAGCCTCCCATGCCGCCCGTGAGCGGATTGGTCTTGTTGCCCGATCCACCAGCCATCACTTGGGTTCCTTCTTCTTCGGTTGAGCCTTGCGCTCGCGGGCCTTGGCCCTGATCTCTTCCAGCTTCGCCTTGCTCATCTCGCGCTTCGATGCGCGGTCCTCGCGTGCCGAGGCGTGATCCTGCTCCTTCGAATGCAGTTCCGCACCCTTCATGATCAGATCGACGCTCGACTGCTGCTGCTTCATGCGTGCGTCAAGCTTGTGCTTCTGGATCTCGAGTTGCGCGGACAGCTTCGCCTTCTCCAGCTCGAGGCGATGCTTCTCCTTGGTGAGTTCGATGGCAGCGGCAGCCTTGGCACTGCCGACGGCGATGTCGGCCTGCATCTGGGTCGCCTCAAGCTGCTGCTTATGCTGCGCCTGCATCTGCGCGATCTGCGCGTCCATCTGCGTCTTTTGCATCTCCGTCTGCATCTTCATCTGATCGGTCTGCGCCTTCGCCGCAGCCTTGGCCTGCTCGATCTGCGCCTTGGCCTGGTTCGGATCGGGAGGCGTGGGCATCTCGGCTTCGGGTTTCGGCTGCACGAAGTAGCGGTCAACGTCCTTCTTGTCGAGCAGGCGGACCAGATCGCGTGCCGAATTATAAAAGTTGATCGGCTTGACCATCCCCATCATGCCCGCCGCCGCTTCGCGCTGGGCGTTGATGAGAACCAGCAGCTGCTGCATCTGCTCCGCCTTCCCCCCATGTCCGAGGCCGACGTTCACAGTCATGTCGTTGCGGTCTTTCCAAGTGCGCGGGTCTACGGTCACCCACTTGTTGCGGAGACGCAGCGTCATCTGCTGGTCGCCGTTCTTGCGGATGGTGCGGTGAAGCAGCCAGAACATGTCAGCGATGCCCGTCTCCGCGAAGATGCGGGCGACCAGCTTCATCCTGGCTTGCGCGACATCGTAGAACTGCATGGCAGCGGTGGCGGTCTGATTGTTCAAGGCGTCAGCGTCCAGCCCCTGACCTTGCCTTGTGACGCCCGTGCGCCACTCTCTCGTGCTGTCCATGTACTGGAGCATCGGGTAGATGCTTCCCGTGATGTCGGGATGCACGAACGGGTTCAGACCGCCGGGGGTCTTGGTGCGGACGATGCCGCCGGGGCGCGAGATCAGCAAATCGTCTAGCGTATTCTCGTTAGCATTGCTTTCGCTGACTTCAACTCGCGGGTTAAGGGTGAGATAGATGTTGTCGAGAAGGCCGCGAGTAAGAGCCGTTTTAATTCGCTGGATGTCCATAACCAAGTCGGCTGCCGACCGTCCACATAAGCGGTGAGTGACGAGGTACGGCGTAATGCACGCAAATGGGATGACATCAACTTCTTCAATGTCTGGCGCTCCCCCCTTGGTCAGGATCTTCGTCTCGTCGCCGGCGGTCGTCACCTTGTACAGGCACGCCCGTCCGTCGCCCTTGTAGTCCATGCGGATGTAATGCTCGCACACCGACACGCGCTTCATCGCCTTGTTCATGTCTTCCGACATCGACCCGGCGTTGCCCGTCTCGTTGATCGTGTCGCGCTTGGCG